TTCAAAACTAACTGATAAGCCGCCGCCTGTACAGCAGGAGCCGCTGAGTTCATTTCATCCATGAACAAGATGATCTTGTCATGTTGAGCAGCCATAGCCTCGTCGGGCAATTCTACAGGAGGAGCCCATTCCATCTTGTTAGATGTAGCATTAAAGAATGGAATACCTTTAATGTCTGTAGGATCCCACAGTGACAAACGAATGTCAATAACATGAGCGTTCAATTCTTCGCCCATCTGTTTAACAATATCGGATTTACCAATACCTGGAGGGCCCCACAAGAACAAAGGGCGATTGGCTTTAAAAGCACGACGCAGAGATTTCTTTGCGGATTTTGGGCCAACTGTACGAGAACTAATTTCGCTCATATAAACTCCTAAGTTAAAAGCGGGTTAATGTTTGCTGTCTATGTATCTATTATACAGGTAAACTGCTACCCCGTCAACAGATTTTTTAGGAGTTTATGTCCGTTTGGCTATCTTTGTTTTGGTTATTCATTGCTTTGACTAACCCGTATTTTCGAATATCGTCCGAAAACATGTAAAGCTCAAATGATTTTCTTTCCGAAAATACAGTAATACTTTGGTTTGTAAGGTAATATGGAAAATCCATAGTCCTATCAAAAAATATAATAGTTTGGGGACTTAGGTCGATTGGCTCAGTAAATGGAATCTCGTAACTACGTAGTTCCAATTCGTTTACCAAATAATCAAACCCTTCTTCGCTTAGACGCAGTCCCCCTACATCCTTACTTCTATGACTTTGCCACCATTTGTACATATGGTGTTTGATATTAGCCGCATCTATGCTTTTATCTTTTTGTTGCAAAAAGATTTTGGTAAAAGTCTCTTTTGATATCATTTAATAATTTCGCCACTGGTCAGCTTAACTACTTCAAATTCTTTGCAGTTAAACATTTGATTTAGTTTTTTAGCAAGATTATGGGCATGCCCTGGATTACTAAAACTAACTTTTTTGTATTTAGGTCCAGGATAGCTAGTTACATTACTAGCAGATTTTAAGTTAAAAGGTTCGCCCTTATAGAATACTGCCCAAATGGCATCCGCCTCAAGAATCTGTTCACTCTTGTAGGTTTTCTTATTAACGTATTCTAAAAGAACCTTAGGCTTGGGTCTACTCATATATGCGTCCTATTATGTACGCATATATTTATCACTTAACTGTTAGAAAATCCGCCACCATCCATACTTACACTAACACTTGCTCCAGTGTTAGATTCTAATTTTTTAAGTAGAATATCGTAATCTTGCAGTATTTTTGCATTTACTTCTGCTAGACTGTATGCAAGTGCTTTAGCAGTTTTAATATCCATTTTAATTTCGCGTTGCTGAGACAGATCGGCAGCTTTGACCTGCTGTATAAACTGCTGTATAGGTATAGTATTAATCGGATTTGACATTGCTCATGGCCTGTTTCATTTCAAGTTCGTTTCTAAACGGTCCTCGATATTCATAACGCTCAACAGTAATTAATTTTGGACAGAAAGATTTAACCCAACCTTTGTCAAACTTAATTGTATAGTAGCCTGCACAATATAAACTCTTACTAGCACTTGATTTAGTAAACAGTGGAAGTTTTCTTTGCAAATTGTACAACGGATTATATGGATGGCAACTAGTAGGATAACCGTAAACATCTCTTACTTCGGTATGTACAATTTTACTTTTGTCATTAACAAGAAAAAAGTCCTTGCCAAATTGTTTAGTTAGTTCGTCTTTTTTGCTAAAGTATGCTTCGCCATCTTTTGAACTTAACATAAACTTGTTATTTTCTTTCTTATGTAGAATACCAACTTTCTCACCGTCTTTTTCTACAATCCAAAACTTGCCATCTACAATAGGTTTTGCTTTTAAATTCATTTAATATACCTTGCTTGAAATGGATCAGCATACGTTTGTATAGTGTCCATAATTTTTTTCATGTCATAGAGTTGACAAAACTTTAACAATCGAATACCTACTTGACTAATATTTTTAGGCTCTCGTGTTTTTTCTTCAATTGTTTCCGTAATAAGTTTACGGATATCTTCAGGCTGTGCAGTAAGATCAACTAGAGTAACATTTCGTTCATAATCATCTAATACACGATGTTCGGTACCTTCATGGTCGGTCCAACGTTGAAGCATCATGTTGTTCCACGCCCATCCTTTTTTACCTTTATCTTCGTAGGCTTCTGTTAGACCAACTTTATTCTTTGTACCTTTAGTGCGCACACCTGGGTAAGCACTAAAGACATTATCGCTACTGTCGCCACGCATACACTTCTCAAATAAGATCCATTGTGGATTAGGTGCAGGCACCGCTTCTTTAGTTTTCTTATCAACTACGCTTTTGCCTTTCTTATCAAAGACACCTTCGTGTGTAGTTAGTGTATCTGCTACACCATTATATTGTTTGACATTGGGTGCAATCAGCTGATGAAAGTCGCTGTCTGTCGAAATGATCACATGATCATCGTTAGGGTGCATTTGGATGAAGCCTGCGATTAAATCATCTGCTTCTAGTTGCTTATGTTGTAAGACTGTGCAGTTAGTCTTAGTTTCAACAAACTCTTTAAACGCATCAAACGTTTCCCAGAACAGTTTATCTTCTTCTTGTTCTTTAACAGTCATTGCCGCACGAGTTTCTGCACGATTGGCTTTGTAGGGCTTGTAGAAATCTTTGCGCCAGCTACGACCTTCTAAACAGAATACTACGTGAGTACCGCCAAAGTCATTCCACGCTTTTTTAATACTGTTAAAAGTAATGTGAAGGGCCATGCCTAGTTTGATGTCAGCGTCACCGCGAACAACGTGTCTAGCACGGAAGAATGTATTAGCAGTATCGACTAAAATGTATGTCATGAAACTTCTGATTTGCCTTTTGCAATAGGAACTACATTAATATAGCCCGCCGGTCTAGCTGGATCAAGTCCTGCTTCTGCAAGCATGTTACTTGCCAAATCTCTAAACCAACGATCTACAATCTCTTCGTCAGGATCGCCATCAAAGCCGTATCCTGCTTGTTTCAATTGTACTATAAAATGGTCATTCCAGTCAAGCTCAAAAAAGCCATTTCTAACATTGTCTTTATTTACGTGCGTATCTAAAACAGTGACATAAGGCATCCCTTGGGCAGTTGCACGTTCTTTTGGGCTCAGCTTGGCTGTTTCCTCCGCAAGTTTGGCCGCTTCGGCTTCAGCTTTGGCTATGGCTGTTTCTTTAACAGCCTTTACAGCTTCTGCCTCTGCTTGAATTTTCATGTCTTCAATCGCTTGAATACCTGTAATCTTTTTTATAAATTTCTTTAACATTATGTACCCCACTCATTTTTAAACAACGGTACTTGCAATCTATCACTGTATCTCAGACCATGCTTCATAGCTAAGTCTGCTACTGTACGATTGTTTAATGTGTAAACACTTTCTACGCCGCCTACTGGCATTAGATAAACGTGTCCTTTAAATCCTGCTTTACGATAAGCGGCAATTGCACATTCTGCATCTGAAAAGTCTTGTTCTGTGGCAATAACAAACTTTAAGTAGGCTGTACCAACTTCTTCATACTCGCAAACAATCTCTGGACAGATAGCATCTTCCCACTTCTCACCACTGCATGGAAGTTTAGCACTTACAGAGAATGTAATTTCTCGATTGAAATCTACATCCGGCACTTGCCATTGCATTAGATAGTCTTTAAATTCCGGTGATAATTTTTGAGTACCGTTTGTTTCAAATGTAATTTCTTTTAAATCAAGCATTTTAGGATGATCTAACAAATCTGGATAAGCACGTTGCCATCCTAATAATGGCTCTCCACCTGTAATAACAAGATGCTCATCACGCCATTCACCGTGAGGAATAATCTCTGCAATGCGATCAGCAATAGCATCACTAGTTAACACAGGACTAAGATCTTTAAATCTAGGATCCCAACTTGCATAGCTGTCGCAGCCTGTACTAACTAACGGCAACATTTTATAGTCTGTATATTTTGTAGGATCAATATTAATTGCTTCTTGACTCATTTCGCCACGAGGCATACCAAAGCCTTCACACTTAAAGTTACAACCAAATGTACGAAGAAACACAGAAGGTACGCCCATATAACGTCCTTCACCTTGAATGCTGTAAAACAGCTCTGCAATTTTAATTTTGCTCATAACTTTAATTTTTCCATTGTTGCAATTTTACTAATACGATCTCCGAAGTCTTGATCGTTAGTAATAATGTAGGTAGTAGAGTCATTACGATCTGTTTTACGATCATAACGTCTAAACTCTACAACCTTACCACCTACTGCTGAATAGACTTTAAAGTTTAACACAGGCTCGTCACCGCACATAGCTTCCGAGTCTCTAGCAATTAATCTGTTAGATACTGTTGCAGTCTCTGCATCTAACTCGCGACCTTGGTAAGTCCATCTCCATAATGCTTTCTTTAACCATTTCATAATTTCATAATCCTTTCTAATACCTTTTTAGCCTCGTCAACTTTGCCTTGATCTAATACTATTTCTATTAACTTTTCTAAGTGCTCTTGTTGAGCACGTAGAGAGGGACGTTGCATATATGTAGCATACGGTTGTGTCCATCTTACAGTATATAAGTGTCGGTTTGTCATTTACAAGTTTCTAGCCATTCGTTTAATCGAGATACTGCTTCATTAAAATCAATACCCCATACTTTAGCATATATTACATTCTCTTTAATCTCTAAGTCAAACGGAATCTCACCATTAAATCTAAAGTTATCTGGAACTTCAGTAGTAACAGTAAACTCAATTAAGTGCTTTGCTCTAAAAATTAAATTGTTAGCCATATCTACTGAGTTCATAATAATCCTTAAGTTGGAAAAGGCCACGAATTACTAGGATCTGGGCGTGTCTTTAGTTTTACATTTTCTTCAATAACTTCTCCAGCATCGTTGCATAGATCAACTTGGTATGGAGCAATGATATGTACTGCGGTGTCTTCTTCGGCCCAATCATGTTCACCGTCGAACAACCAACCAGCACCACCTTCGTAGTATGCTTCTTTTAACTCTTGTTGTTCTAGTTCGCTAATATCATCACTGAATTCCCATTCAACGCTGACACTGTCATCAAATTCACAGCCCCAGCCACAATCGGTTCGAGCGTAGGCAACAGTATCACCTTCCCAAGGAAGATTACAATCTAAGTCGCCTTCAACAAAGCCCTGTCCCCAACGATATGTTTCGTCGATGTTGAACCAACTGATTGATCCATCATCATTTTCACGGAACATTTCTACATGGTAGACAATGCTTTTCTTTTCAAGCGGTTTAATTACATATACAGTCATTTGAACATCCTTGTATCTAAAATTATCGATGCACCTAAGACTAACCATACTATGCCAGGCCAAAAACTTCCACTGGCAATTTGTACAATGCCTGAACCTAGGTTAGCACCACCAACTACATAGCCAATCGTTTTACGGTTACGACCAAACCATTCAAAAAACTTATCCATTATATTTCCTTTATATAATATTTAGAAGC